TTTAGATACTTTTCCAGCTCCATTGTGAACACCCACTGCTTGGACCGCTCAGGCTGCCGCTTCTGTTGATCGGTGTGCCATTCGGCGGCGTTGCACAGAGCCGCCCACATTGACTTGCTGATGGTCATAACTTGAACCTCCATATGCCCGCCCCAACGCGGGGCGGCAGGGTAGGGTAGCATATGGAACATGGATGACTAATTGAATGTTACAGAGGGGGAGCAGTCTTAGATCTATTCTGCGAACAGAAGATGGTATTCCACTCAGGGTAATATAGTTGCTATTCCGAGCCATTCTTCGCAACTACATTTCGCGCTCTGCGTGGTACACCTTGCGGGTCGGCAGGCGATGCCGTCCGGGCCTCCAATCGGCAGCCCGTCCTTCAAGGTAGGTCATATCCATGTCTAAGTCCACTGTCAAGGCCTCTCCCTTCGCGAACGCGAAAGTTCTGTCGGCGGAGGATAACTTCAAGGCGGTCTACAATCGGCGCGACCGCATCACGGTCGGCGTCAAGGGCCGCAACGGATCGGTCAAGGGCCTCGCTCCCGAGCGCATGTTCGCGGCTCTCGCGAAGGTCGCGAACAAGTCCGGCGTTTCCACCGTCGGTGACTATCTCGATCACTTCGAGCCGCTCTGCAAGGCGGTCCCGCTGCCCTCCAGAGGCACCCCGCGCGGCATCCTGCGCTTCTACGCGACGATGGGCGTGCTCATCATCGCGCCGTTCGTGGCTCCGGCGCGTAAGGTGAAGGCGGTCCCGGCCGAGGTCAGCGAGGTCCCGGCCGAGCTCCCGCAGGTCTAACGCGAAGCGGGCCGCCCTCCGGGGCGGCCTTCTTTTATCTACTACATTCAATTCCTCTTAGAAGGTGATTCTTCAGCTCTTCTGAGAATAGGAATCCGGATCCGTATACTTCTCTTCATTGAAGACGCCACGTCTAGAAGACACAGACTCTGGAAAGATGCAGACGCTGCGGCCTAATCGTCTTCACAGACACAGAGTCCGGAGCAGACACAGAGTCAATCGCGCGAGTAGACACCGGAACTACAACCGACACAGACACAGACCGGATCCGCTCTGGAAGACACACCGCCTATACGTCTCAGACACAGAATTCCTAATAGTCTCAGACACAGAATTTTGAACGGATCCGCTCCGCTCTTCTCAATAGGGGGTGGGGTGAGCGTCACGTCCGAGACACAGAAATCCATACAGACACAGACACGGAACGTCCTAGTAGACACAGACACAGACACAGACACAGACACAGACACAGACACAGACACAGACACAGACACAGGAATTCCTATAGATCCGCTCTGGGATCTTCAATACCGGGTGGGGTGATTCATTCCGCCGGAATAGAACGGATCCGTTCCGTCCCCCTGACTGCACAACTTATAGGCGATCAGGACTTCAAGTCCCTTACGCGTTCAGTCACGTGAGGACTGAGGCTGACGGTCCGTGTTGAGGGCGTCAAGTCATCTTCATTCCTGGAAGGGATCCGCTCCGGTCAGTCCCCTGAACAGTGACGCTCAGGCCGTCACGCTCACAGTGATCAGGGGAGGCTCATAGTCATTCAGTCATTCAGTCCTCCTGGACCGGATCCGCTCCGGGACCGGAACCGGACCGGAATGGAGGGTGCGACAAATTGTCGCAGGGGGTGCGACGGATTGTCGCATGTGGCGTTTTGTCGCATGCGACGGATTGTCGCATGCGACGGATTGTCGCATGTGGCGTTTTGTCGCATGCGACGGATTGTCGCATGAGGCGAGCCTGCGACGATTTGTCGCATGCGACATAGTGTCGCAGGGGTGCGACAGATGGTCGCATGCGGCGATATGCCGCAGCGCCTCGCGCCCGCGACACTTTGTCGCATTGCCAGCGGCGCGCGCGCACGCTAGGCGAGCCTGCGACACTTTGTCGCATTGCCGACGGCGGCAACGCATGGTTGCGATTTGCCTGCGGCGTTTTGTCGCATTGCCAGTGGCGCGCAACCATGGGTTTGCACACGTAATAATGTTGCAAAAATAGGTTTAACAACGCAACCAAAATACAAAGCGAAAGGCGCATAAAACGCGGGCTGGGCAACCAGCGCGGGCCGCCGCTTTGGCGGGTACCGCACTAGCCCCTAGCTAGGGGCGCACGCAAAGCGAGCATCGCAATGGCAAAAGCAACCAAAACCGAAAAGGCGCTACCGTTCGCGCCATTGGCAACCGAGGCGCACAAAGGCGCGGCATGGGGCAACGATTGGCACATCGCCATCGGTGCCAAGGGTCGCAACGGCACCGTGCAGGGTTTGGCACCTGCACGCATGTTTGCGGCCATTGCCGCAGTGTCGGCTAAGGCGGGCAAGTATGCCGGTACCGCCACCGTCGCCGACTACGTGGCGCACTTCGACCCGTTGCTCGCCAAGTCGCCGCTGCCGGGCAACACGAAAGCCGCTGGCATACTGCGCTACTACGCTCGAAAGGGCGTTGTGCTAGTCGGCCCAGCCAGCAAGCCCAGCAAGCCCAGCAAGCCCGCCAAGCCCGTTGTCGTGGCCACCGAAGCCGCCATCGCGCAAGCCGCCGAAGCGGTGGCCAGCGATGGCGCGGCCGATGTGGCGCACGATACCAGTGCGCTCGCTGGCAACGCCTAGCAAGGCGCGTAGGGCGCGCATGGTGCGCGCCCTACACCTTACCCTAACCCCGAGGTACCAATGGCAAACCGAAACACAAATGCTACCCAAGCCGCCCGCGCGAAGCGCGCGGCAATCGCCCGCGCCGCGCGCCGCCGCGACCGTCGCGACCGAGTGCTATCGTACGTTGCACTCGCCTGTTGCTTGCTTACCGTCGCGGTACTCGGTACTCGCGCCGTGCAAGTGTCGCTGGCCACACCGATAGTTGCACCCCGCGCCATTGCGCACGGTATCGTTGCGCAACCGGGCATGTATGCTCGGTACAATGGTGCAACCGAGTGTCGCATGGTTGGCCAGTCGCAGGTATCGTGCAACAACGGTTATACCGGGCCACAGTAGCAAAACAAAACGCACTGCCCCCGCAAGTTGCATCGCGCAACTGGCGGGGTCGGTTGCTGTTTGCAACCTACCACCCACGGACAGTATAAGTATTCATCCTCTGGGTCCACCTCCGTCTTACGTGCGGACTCCACGGCCTCCCCGTCCAACCGGAACTTGAACAGCCGGGCTCGCGTGGCTATCCATTTCAACCGATGCGATCTTCCAGAGCTACCGGAATCGGTGCGTCGTTGAATATTTTCTGGGAATTTTTCGGAGCATTCGCCTTGTTCTTCAAGGCCGAAGCGTCTACTGAAGGTCGGGCCAGAGCCTTACGGGGCTCTGCCCTCCCCCTGCTGACAGCGAAGCCCTAGTCGAACCAGCCCTTCTGTTCCGCCAGCTCTACCATCTGCAGCAGGCCGGGTACCATCCAGCGGCCATCGTCGTCGTCCTTCCAGTAGTCGCGCGCCTGGGAAAGTGTGAACTCATGACACCCCGCCCAGATCACGACGGCGTTGTCGCGCCGGGGGTGTCTGCCGGCCAGGAAGGGATATCCATGCGGCGATCCCAGATACAGGATGCCTTGGCAGTGGGAGAAGCATGCTCTCTCAAGAGCCGACTCAGCGAAGATCGCCTGCTTCAAGTTGCTGTTCTTGAAGACGACCTGGATCAGGGACGTTCGGACGAAGCGGGCCATTGTGAGGTCGCAGTCCTGGAATAAACAATGGTCCAGTTCTGCCGATTGCCAGTGCGTGAATTTCATAAGCCCGCCCCGGAAGGCCACGGAGTCTAGGTCAGAATTCGAGAAATCTGCATTCTCGAGCGTGCAGGTATCGAGCAGCACGTGGGAAAGATCGCCGAATCTGGCTTTCTCGAAATTGCAATGCTGGAACACCAGCCTTTGCAGGTTCTTGTTGGCGAAATCGGCTTCCGAGAAGTTCAGGTTTTGGATCTTGAAGGACCGGCGATCTTCTCTCTGCATCCTCTGCAGCTTTGTCAGGAAAGCATTCAGATCGATCTGTTTTCTTTCGTATTCTTGGAGCAAGTCGATCGGAGCCTGCACCGCTTCTGCACTTTTCGGATATGACATTTGACTTTCTCCTCTAACCGGCCCTTATCGGCCATTGCCAGTGTGGCATGGTGGAGGGCGGAATTATACATGATCTTACGGCGCTCCGCGAGTTTCTGCGATCCTATCCGCGCTAGATTCAGCAGACTGGGAAGGAATCAGACATGGCGATACCTCCATCGGGGGCCGGGCCTCCGGGAACGACCAAAGAAGGCATCTTCAGCATGGTGACGCATGCGCTAGAGTCCCTCAGGGCAAGCCCGCTGCTCCTGCTGGTTCTGCTGCTCAACATGCTGTTCGTGCTGGCGGTCGGCTACTATCTGCTGCGTCTCGAGCAGTACCGGTCCGAGGATCGAAAGACGTTGATGGTCATGCTCGACAAGTGCCTGAACATGCGCGATCGGAATCCAGCGTCGATGCAGAAGGGAATGTTCCGGTCCGAGGAGGCTTCATGTCCCATTCCACTGAATGTCCCAGTGCGTTCCGTCGCATCGCCTTCGCCAACGGATGCACCATGTTCATGCGAATCCCAGATCACGACGCCCGAATAACCGACCTGACCTGGATGGTGCGAGAAAGGCGGGTCGTGATAGAAAACATGAGCATGGCGGAGGCGGCGGCGTGGGCCTCCGCCGTCGATCTCTACAATGTGCCTCACTGGGGCGAGGGGTGATCCGGCTTATCGTCGTCGTCGTCTCCCTTCACGACCTTGTATTCCTTCTTGACCCATCCGAGTTCCGAGTTGCCGCGCACATGCTCGTGGATCAAGCGGCTGAATGTCATGCAGTTCCCGCACAGCCGGTAGCCGTGCTCTTGGTCGTATTCCCACACATGGTCCTCGCGCCCGCACGGGCGCTCGGTCAGATATGTCCTCCAGTGCGACCGGACGTCGTGCGCCCTCCTCTGCTGTCCGGTTTCACGCAGGTGACGCTCGATCTGCTGGATCGGCTTGGTCCGAGGGATCGCCAGCGTCACGACATGGTGGTCGATCTCGGGGCGACGATGCCGGAAGTTGGGTCGGTATCCCGGGTCCCGTTTCAGCTCTCGCGTTTGGATGGGCACTTCGTTGAGCATGGCCAGGACGGTCACGAGCCAGCGCATGTGTCCGGCGAATTCTCGTAGTTCCCCCTTGGCCGCCGAGCCAAACTTGAATCCATCGGGATCGCCGCCGCGCCCCGATTCCGCCATGTCGATCAGCGGCTTGTAGAACGGCGACACGAGTGGATAGGCGTGGCGGATCAGGGCGGAGGTGGCGAACGGCATGGCGTTGTATGAGAGCTTCGTTCCGGGTTCTGGGGCCTGCTTGATATAGCCCCACAGACTTGCCGCGCCCGCCTGCGCTCCTTCTGACAGGATGGCATGGTTCTGGTCGTCGTCCATCGTAGAATTCCGTGCCGGGACGATGACCGGCGTGTAGCCGTGGATGGTCTTCATGACCTGGAGGTGGTTGGTCGTGAACCAGACCGAGACCATGTTCGGTCCCATGGGCGAGTCTCGATGATCATATGGATATATGAAAGGGATCACCAGCGAGTCTGTCTTGTTGACCCGGATCAGCAGATAGCCCATGAGATCCTTTTCATGCGGCATCGTCAAGTCTTGGCCCGTCGTGTCTAGCGTTCCCAACGAGATGGACGTCGCTATCTTATCTATTAGATTGAACTCGATCCAGGTCGTTTCATACGGGAGGGTGGCGTACTGGACCCGGTTCAGGATCTTGGCCGGCGTGGTGTTGGCGGCTTCGGTCGCCAGCTCAACGAAGCCCGAGTCTAATGTGAAGCGATGCGCCCTCCGCATCCATATCTTGTGCTGGAGCACGGTTGCATCATAGAGCTTCCCGTATCTGCCGGGCGGACGCAGCACATGCGAGCCATGCCGCGTGTCGTTCAGCCATCCGGCAACCAATTCTGCTAATGTCGGTTCTTTTTCTTCGTTCATGCGAATCTCCGAGGGGAGAGAAGGACCGGGGACGTGCCCCGGCCCCGTGTTCAAGTTCAGCGCCGCCGGGGTTCCGTCCCCAGCAACTCGTCTGCCGCCATCCGGTTCCGGGCCATCTCGACCTTGCGCTCGATCTCTTCCTTGATCGTCGGATACCTTGGCTCGGTCTTTTGAACTTCGGCGATGGCCTTCTTGAGCAACGCCATTCCCCTGCCGGGCAGAGTGATCGGCTTTGGCTTCCACTCGGCGACCTTTTCTCGGATCCAGGCGGCAGCCTCTTTCGGCGATGCTTCTTCGCCGAGGTTGAGGCCGAGGTTGAGGAAGTTGGGCTCGAACAGAATGGAAGCCTGATGCATCGAGATATCGAAGAATCGGGCCGCTGCCACGACATAGTCTCTCTTGGCGTCCAAGTCGTAGTTCAGCTTCTTGAATCCCGGCTTCCATCTGCAATGGCCCAGGATGCAAGCGTCGAGGTATCCCATTCTGAATTCCTTGTCGGGGACTTTCTCGACGATGTCTGCGGCCTTCAAGAGCAACTTGGTCTTCATGACATTTCTCCTTGCGTCAGGCCCGGCAGGTGCCGGGTGCCGCCAGCATGGCAGCGTGGAACATGGAACGCTAGTTGAATTTTGCATCGAGCGGTCTGCCGTCCCTTAGATAGTCCAGCAGACTGCGGTAGCAGACACAGAGCGCATCGGTCAGATCGACGGTTAAGATCTGTAGATAGTCTACCTTCCATCCCGAGCCGGTATTCCAACATTCGGCCCAGATGTCGGTCGGCTGGTTGTTCTCATCCATTAGTTCCACCCGCCACGTCGGGAACTTCAGATTGGCGGGCGGTTGTTCTTGCATTCCCAGATAGGAAGTTTGACAGGTGAATAGCGTAGACTTGACTTGCGAATCTTCTGCTTCCGTCATGGGCTGACTCCTTCTACACGCCGCCCGGCAAATCGGGCAGCCTTATAGCATAGCACGCGGGTTGCAGGAAACCAGCTGAATATTACAGATCTTTGGACCGCTCAACGGCTGTGCAAGTAGATGCTTCCCAGTCCAAGTCCGAGAATTCCAGAGAAGACATAGGTGGTCCACGCATCGAGTTCCAGAAGATCGCCGCACACATAGCCGACAAGAAATCCACCCAGCGCTCCGATGAGCAAGACCTTTATCAGACCGGACATAATGGCTCCTCTAGCGAAAAGGGAGGGCAGCCTGAGCTGCCCTCCACCCGGTTCGGGCTAGTGCAGTTTCTTCGTCCGCTGCTTTTCCAACCACTCGGGTATCTGCGATGCCGGAAGCGGGTAGGGCAGCTTCGGGATCGCGGGCTGCGGGTTGAAGATGCTGAGGTGCATCCAGCGCCAGAAGCGTTCGCGGGTCAGGGCATAGTAGGGCGTGGCCTGATCGACGTGGACCCTGTACCGGATCTCGTAGCCGAGGGCTTCGAAGAATACCGGCGGAAAGGCGTCAAACCGGCCATTCACCGGGTTGGCGTTCGCGGCGGGGATGCCCAGCTTTTCCCGCGCCTTGGCGACTCTATCGACTCTCTTGTTCATTTTCTTTCTCCTATTCTTGTAGATGCGAAGCGATGAATACCGTCGTGTCGTCGGCATCCAAGCTGCCGTCGAGCAGCCAGTCGATTATCTCCGGGAGCTTCTCCTTGGCGTACTCTCGGTCAAGCTTGGCTTTCTGGGCGAATAGCTCCGAAGAGCATAGCCGCTCGAGAGCTTGTGCCTTGTCGATTTTCTTCTCGAGCAGTTCCCGAACGACTGTTCTGGCCAGTTCAAGGCGTTTCGTGATGCGTGTTGCCATTTCTTCTCCTACGGTGAATAGAACAAGCCCCTTGCCGGGGCACCTTAAACGTAGCATAATGCTACTGGATGACCACATGAGGTTTACATGAGCGCAGCACCTCCCCCAATCGGCGACAACGTTCCGGGGATGTATTCCCAGATCGGGTCTGCCTTCACTTCCATTCTGATGTCCGATGACATCGTGCCGGGCTCGTCGCCGTCCTACGAGACCTGCAAGAAAATCTACGAGTTTCACCCTCTGGGCGCGAAGATGGTGGAGAAGCCGGTCCGCATCGCCATGTCCCAGGAACGGGATCTGCTGGTCGCCGACGGTCCCGTTGACGAGTGCCAGAATGCCTTTGCCAAAGAATGGACGGCGCTGGGCTGCGACCGCAACATCTTTTCTTGCCGGGTGCAGAGCAAGGTCTACGGGATCTGCTCGCTGGCGGCGATGGTTAAGGACGAGCCCAATGAGACGGCGCTGGACATCGCGAATCTATGGAAGAAGGAGGTTCGGCTCCAGGTCTACGACCCTCTGAACACCGCCGGTTCCCTGGTCCTAAACCAGAACCCGCTGGCCTGGGACTTCCAGCACGCGCAGGAAATCACCGTGCAGGGATCTTCGTTCCACCGCTCGAAGGCGCGTGTGGTGCTCAACGAATTCCCGGTCTACATTTCCTACACGTCGTCGGCCTATGGATTCACCGGGCGCTCGGTCTACCAGCGGTCGCTCTATCCGCTGAAGTCGTTCATCCAGACCATGATCACGAACGACATGATCGCGGTCAAGGCCGGGACGATCATCGCCAAGTTCAAGCAGGCGGGCTCCATCATCACCAACGCCATGCTGGCGATGTTCAACCAGAAGCGTGCCGTCATCAAGCTGGCGCGCACCGGCAACGTCGTCAGCGTGGGCGTCGAGGAGAGCGTAGAATCGCTGGATCTCAAGAATATCAGCGAGCCGTTCGCGCTGGCGCGGAAGAATATTGTCGAGGATATCGCGGCAGGCGCACCGATGCCCGCCCAGATGCTGACGGATGAGAGCTTCGCGCAGGGATTCGCCGACGGCACCGAGGATGCTAAGGAACAGGGCCGCTACATCAACTCCGAGCGGAAGGCGATGCAGCCTCTGTATGACTTCCTCGATCCGATCGTGATGGCGCGGGCCTGGACTCCCGAGTGGTATGTCGGGATTCAGGCACGCTATCCCGACTTCAAGGACGTCGATTTCGACACCGCATTCATGAAATTCAAGAACAGCTTCCGAGCGACGTGGCCCGAGCTGATTCAGGAGCCGGAGTCCGATCGCATCCTGATTGCCGAGACGAAGCTCAAGGCGCTGATCGCTATCTTCCAGGTGTTCCTGCCGAAGCTCGACAATGACAATCTCGTCATCGTGGCGAAGTGGGTGGCGGACAACATCAACGAGATGAAGGAACTCTTCGGCAATCCGCTGAACCTGAATTACAAGACGCTGGAGAACTTCACGCAACCGGGACTGGACATCGAGGGCGAGACGCTGGACCCGGTGAAAAAGCAGCATCCCTGGTCCGCTGCTGACAGTGCCGAAAAGGCCATTGTCCAGCTCAGCAGTGCTGCTGAAAGCATCCGCCGGGCGCGCGAGGAGCGGAATGCCCGGCTCGAACGCCGGGACAGCAAGAAGTAGTCACTTCTCGGCAAGGCTGCTCCTCACCCACGAGCGAACATGCGGGCGGATCCTTTTCTCCTTCCAATCGGGGAAATTCCTGAGCAGTTTGAAGACCAGGAAGTTCTCTATTCGTCTGGTATGTTCCTTCGGAACAGGGTTTATCTGCGTCACCCGTTCATCGAGCGCGTCCCAGACGAGCGGGCCGATTTCCTCATAGTCGTCGCCGAGCGGGGTTTCAGATCCCATAGAGCGCACGAGTCTACACTCTCTGCAGACCTTGCGCAGGAAGAAATTGTGCGTTCCGCAGTGGTCGCACACCCATTGCTCGCCGTAGATCATTTAGAAGTCTCCTTCGCTTTTACCTCGTTGCAGACCTTCATGTGCCCAGCTTCTGCTTCTTC